TATCGCGCAGGGCATCAAGTACATGGTCACGAACGGCGGCGAAATCCTCGGCGCGCTGAAAGACGGCATTGTTGTGGCCCTGCAAGGTGTCAACGCGGAGTTGCTCATCGCCGTCGGTATTATCGCTTTAATTGCCGCCGCGATCGCTGGCGCATGGAAGTACAGCGAAGAGTTCAGAGATTCCGTCATGTCCGCCGTCAGCCGTATAAAGAAGGCTGTCGAGAAGGTCATGGCGGCGATCAAGAAGGCCCTGACCCCGGTCGTGGAGCTTGTGAAGAACATCTTCACGATGCTGCAGGGCCTGATCGCGCAGTTGTTCGAGTTGATCGGCAGTATCTTTGCGAAGATCATCGACTGGATAGCTCCGGTTATAACCATCATCGGAAACTTCCTGAGCGATGTTATCACGGTGCTAGGAACCATCATCGGGTATGTCGCAAAGCTCTTGACCCCGCTGATAAATGGCATCGGAAAGATCATCTCCACGATTCTGGAATGCCTTCAGAAGATTTGGAACACCATCAGTGAGGCACTTTCCCCGGCCTTTGAGGCGGTCTGGAAAGTCGTCGAGAAAATCTTCGAGACGATCGGAAACCTGCTTCAGACCATTGTAGACGCGCTGTCTCCGGCAATCGACGCGCTGGCGAGTGCGTTCGGTGCAATCTTCGACGCGGTGGCTGAGATTATCTCGGCGATTGTGACGGCGCTGGCTCCGATCATCCAAGTTATAGCCGAGGTTCTGGGCGGTATTATCACGGTTCTGGCGGAGATCGTCGGAGCCGTTGTAGACGCGCTGGCTCCGGCGATCAAGCTCATCGGTGATATTCTGGGTGCGATCTTCGGCGTTATCGCAAAGATCGTGAACCTCGTTGTCGATATCTTGAAACCCGTAATTGACGCAATCTGCTCCGCCTTGAAGGGCATTGGAGATATCACCAGCAATATCTTCGGCGGCGTCAAGGATATCACCAACAAGGCCGTCGATACAGGCAAGAACATCATCAACGGCATCGGAACCGGCATCAAGGACGCCGCGACCGGCCTGTGGAATGGCGTCAAGAAAGTAGGCGAAGGCGTTGTGAACGGCCTCAAGAGCTTCTTTGGCATTCATTCGCCGTCCAAGCTGATGGCGGACGAGATCGGCGAGTTCCTACCCGCCGGTATCGGCGAAGGTATGAAGGCCGCTATGCCGGCGCTTTTGAATAGTGCGGAGAATCAGATGGGCGATTTGGTGGACACCGTCAAGGCTGGAACGGCTGAGGCGGACGCGGCCATTGCTGGAGGTGGTATGCCGCTTCTGTCGGAGGTTTCCGGCAAGGTGGACATCGTTGATGGCATGGATAGTGTCCTGACCCGCTTCTCTGACAAGGTGGCCGACAGTTTCACTAACCTGCTGGACCGCCTGACAGAGATTACGCAGAGTGCAAATTTCTCTATCCCAGCGATGGCGACCGGTACGGTCACACCGTATAACGTTGACAGAGGCAAGAAGAGTTCCTCGTCTGAGGGCATCGTAGAGGAAATCAACGCCTCTAGTATGGAAACTACTCGAACCATTGTGCAGGCCATTGGCAGCGCGACAAACTCCATCTGTGCAGCGGTTGAGCAGTATAGCGGCGCAGAGGTCAATGTTGATGCTGATAGCCTTGCACAGTACACCGTGAACTACATCAACCGGAAAACGAGAATGTTTGGCACGTCGCCGCTGCTGACGGCCGCACAAGTGTAAGGAGGCGAGAAGCCGATGAAACCGATGTTCAAAATCGGAGATCATGATTATTCCCAATGGGTTGCGGAGGGAGGGCTTACTCCTACGGACAGAGATGTTGACTCCTCGAAGTCTGGCCGCAGCACATTGGATGCTCTCATGGTGCGAAACAAGCTCGGTTCAAAAATGGGGTGGAGCGTGACCATGATGAACATTCCAGAAGAAATTGCTGCGCAGTTGTCGAAAGACCTGAAGCAGACGTTCTTCAACGCCACATTGCTCGACCCGGATGCCGGCCGATATCTGACCAAGACGTACTACTGCGCAAACCGCCCGTTCGGTGCGCAGATGTATGACAAATCGACCGACAAGACTTACTATGTCGGCATGGCGTTCAACATGACGGAACAGTAAAAAGGAGGTGGCCTACAACGAGGCATAGAACAAAAAAATGGACGGAGCTGGCGGCACGGGGCCGGTTCAGCATGAATGTCCATGCAGTTATTGCCGGTAAAGAATACTGCCGCATTTCGGCGCCCCAGATAAGCCACAGCCTTGCAACAGAGCCGTTCAGCATCGGAAACTGCAACGCGGCATCCTTGAAAGTGGATGTGCTGCTGGAAGATGGAGAAGAAATCCCGGAGGCAGCATCGGTACGCATTATTGCGCAGCTCACGGATCTGGATGTGACCGACCACACGGAAACTCTGCAATTTGGTGAGTTCTGGGTCGATACCGGCCCTGTGGTCGAAAATTTGTGTACGCTGTCCTGCTATGACGCAATGCTCAAAACCTCGCAGGCTATGGTTGACGACGAGGACGACGAAAGCGCTTGGCCCAAGTCGATGGCCGTTGTTGTGCAGGAAATCGCGTATCGCATCGGCGTTCCGATTGACCCACGCACCCACATAAACCGTGGCCTGAATTACATGGTGCCGTTCCCGAAAGGGTACACCATGCAGCAGGTCCTTGGATGGATTGGCGCTTGCAATGGTGGTAACTGGACTATTACTGACACGGGAGAACTTCGCTTGGTGACGCTGACCGCACCCCCTGCGGAAAACTACCATATCGTGGACGAGAATTTCAATGATATCGTGACCGGCGATGGTTTTACCTTGTCATGGAAGACTTCTTCCGGCAGCAGCGAGATCCAAACCCCGGAAACCGGCAGCGGTGTGGACTCCCTGCTTCCAAAACTCTATCCCATTGTGGACCATGAGTTCAACCGGATTGTCACCGCAGACGGGTTTACATTGGTGTATGACCAGACCGGCGCGGTTGAGGCCGAACAGGGGCTTATCCACGTTCCGTTTGTATGTGGGTCTGTTACGACCGGCAAACGGTTGGTGGTGTCCAAAGTCACCATGACGGACGAGGAAGGAAATACCTACTCGCAGGGCGACGACAGCGGGTTTGAAATCACTGTGGATAACTGTCCTTATTCCTGTCAGGGTATCTGCAACGACCTGTACCGGATGCTGAACGGCATCGAGTATGAACCTTTCACGGCTACGGATGCTGTTTTCGACCCGGCCACAGAGCTGGGCGACCAAGTCAAAATTGGTGATAAGGTACATAGTTCCATCTATTCCATGGATGCGCTGCTGGGTGTGGGCTACACCAACACAATCAGCGCTCCGATAAATGCTGAGGCTACCAAACAATATCCATATTTGACGGCTCGCGACAAGAACCGGGGTAAAGTATTTCTGGAGGCGAGTGCAGATTATGGCGGCGTTACGATGTCGGCGGAAGATGGTCTGCTGGTCGCAAAGACCAATAACACGTCCCGTAGTACCTCGATGCAATCTCTCGTAGCCGTTCAGAGTACGCTCGTTTCTCGTGCGGAGGTTCAGTATTCCGACGACTTTATCGCCATGCGGGCGCGTGATCCGGAGACCGGACACATGGAGGACTGCATTTTCTTTGATGATGAGGCAGAAAAATACCGCATCAAGAAAACTGTCCTCATTGAGCAGGCGGACGAAATCGCCACGGAGGTGAACAGATTGTCGGAAGAACTGAAGTCCATGGAGGGCGGAGAAGGGGACGATGCCGTAAATCTGCCCCAGCTCCTGCAGGAGATCAAGGCGGTTCAGACGGCGCTCACGGAGCAGCGCACCACACTGGAAGGGCTGGAAACATCGGCGGCAGATATCAAAAAGACGCTGGATGCTGTTCAGATAGCCATTTCGGATATTAAGACGGCAGCGGCCGGCATCCGTTCTGTTGTGGACAAAAATGCGACCTCGCTGGCCGCAATGCAGACCGATGTGACGGCGTTGAAACAGGCTGTTGCGGACCAGTCCGCAGAGATGGCCGAAGTTCATGCCACGGTGGAAGAACATAGTACCTCACTGACCGCGATGGGCGAAAAGCTGACGGCGGCACAAGGAACGCTGGACACTATTCTTTTGCTGCTGAAAGAAATGTCCGGCAGCAAGGGCACCGAAACTGACCCGGATACTGGGACGGATGATAAAACGACCGAAACCGAAAAGGAGGGCACATAATGGCTGAAAAAAGAATTCAGGACTTTGCCACAGCGGCAGACGCTCTGGATGATGACCTGTTGCTGATCGCCTCTGACGGCGAAACCTACAACATCAAGGTCAAGACTTTGAAGGATGCCGTACAGGGCGATGCAGATCGCGCCGAAGCTGCTGCAAAAGAAGCGGCGGCGACGGCAAAACAGGTTTCAGAATCTGTTGGCAATATCGAGCAGCGGGCGACTTCCGCAGAAACTAAAGCTGCGTCCGCTGAATCGGCGGCAAAAACCGCTGTGCAGGATGCAGCAGACGCGAAGAAAGCGGCATCCAACACGGAGGGCATGGTTTCCACGGCCCAGACTGCGGCATCTCAGGCCAGCACGGCAGCGGTAAAGGCGGGGGAAGAAGCA